ATCCATAGGTCTTGCCGCAACTCTGGCAATGCAAATCTCTGCTGCGGTTTGGTACGTAGCTCAGACGGATGCTACCATTAAGGACTTGTCAGCTACAGTTGCTGAACTAAGTTCTGTTAATTTAAAAAGAGATGTAGATGTTAACGCTAGTAATATTACAAACATTGATGGTGACGTTAAATCTTTAGGTACTCACTTAGCTAGAGGCATAGGTGATAGTAACGATATACTTAGACGCATTAGTATATTAGAAACAGATGTGCTTTATATGCAAAGAGAAATATATAGAAATGATAGATAAAAGAGGATTTGTAAAATGAGTACTAAAAACCCACAAAAAGATGTAGCTTTAAGAAAAGTTATTGATCGTGTAAAAAAGAAACTTGCTTTTCCTAAAGATGCTTTTATGGGAGGTGGACCTACTCAGTCACGATATAAGAGAGAGTTAAGATCTATTTTAAAAATGGGATCAAACGATGCTTCTGTAAAAGTTCAAAAAACACTATTAATGTCTTTAATTAGTAGAATAGATAGAGCTATGCAAAAAGGTCGAAAGACATTTAATAAGCGTGATAAAGATATTGATGCAGCGGTACAGCCTAAAAGTTCTCCTCCATCAAGAGGTAAGAAAAGACTTACTGTAAAGTCTAGATCTGAAGCAACTAGTTCTCCTCCATCAAGAGGTAAAAAAAGACTTCAGGTAAAGCCTAAATCTGCATTTGATAGTACTGCAATGCCTCCATCTAAAGGTAAAAAAAGACTTCAGGTAAAGCCTAGATCGGCATTTAAACCTGAAGAAATACCCACACTAGAAGGTAGTGTCAAAAAAAATGTACCACAAGGTACGTCTAGGACAAACCCTCTAGAAAGTAAACCAAGAAGTATTGCAGCAGCAAAAAAGTTAAAAAGTAAATATTTCTGGGATAAAAAAGGTGTTAAAAAGTTAGCTGTAACTGCAGAAGAACTTAAAAAACTAGGAATGTCTCTTTCAGAGTGGGCAAATACTTTTGCAAAACGAGTTCACACTAAAAAAGAAACAGGTGTATTAAAACCTTACGCTGCAAAAGGAAATTAATATGGCAGGTAGACCGACTAAAGCACAGTATGAAACACAAATAATTGATATTATTGGAAGAGGTCCGAATAGTAATGTTAACGCAGATTTAATAGCTCATAATTATTTAAAAAACTTTGGCATGGCAGAAACTAATAAATTTGTTGCAAGATTAATGCGTATATTCACTATTCCAAATGGAAATAGAGGTATGCTTGTTGGAAAAAAGAGAAATACAAAATTATTAAATGCTTTTAAAAAGTTAAAATCAGCTAAACCTAAACCAAAAAAGAAAGCTAAGAAAAAGTAAGTGTCAGTTTCTGCAGATAGTGATAGAGAAAGAAAAGTAATGGAAGCTACCATTATCAGAATCTGGAACACAGAAGTAAGTCCACAGTATTTAATAGATAAATATAAAGAACGATTTGGAGAGACTCATACAAGTAATTTATTACTAAGGCTCTGGGGGTTAGCTAGAGGGGGTCTTATAAAAAAAGGAAATAGAGACTACCGTAGTTCAGGAATGTTCTATAATAGTAAACCTAAAACTAATAAAAGGAGAAAAAATGCCTAAAGTAGGAAAAAAGCATTATCCGTATTCACCAAAAGGGATGGCTATGGCTAAGAGTGCAGCTAAAAGTAAAGGCACTAAAGTGCAATACAAAAATAAAGGCGGCATGGTTAAAAAAGGTAGAGGCAAGTCTTAAAGTTTTTCACAAGGGGAGAGTGATATAATGAGAAGATATTTAAAACGCATATATTGTGCAATACTTAATCGCAAATGTTGCGAACAATGCAACTGTAATGAGTAAAAGGACTGTCTTTAACAAGTCAGTTTTTTGGAAAGCTCTGTCTGCTCTATTTGTAGGCATTCGACTGTCGTTAAAGAGGGTCGGATAACGTGTCCTTATTGTGAACATTTTTATGAAGACACTCACTGGGTAGATTTAAAACAGGAAAAACATGAAACAACTAACAGAAAAACAACAGGCATTCTTGAGCGTCTTATTCGATGAAGCGCAAGGCAATGTAGCTAAAGCTAAATCATTAGCAGGGTACGCAGAGGGAAGTTCTACAACATCCTTGGTTAATGCACTTAAAGATGAAATACAGGAAGCAACAAAAAACTATCTTGCTCGTGTAGCTCCAAGGGCTGCTTTCTCTATGGCTAATGCTTTAGATGATCCTACAGAGCTAGGTGTTAGAGATAAGATGTCAGCAGCAAAGGATCTATTAGATAGGACAGGGTTTATTAAAACAGATAAAATTGAAGTCGCTGCTCCTAATGGTATCTTTATCTTGCCTCCTAAAAAAGATGAATCCGATGCCAGTTAGTCGAAAAACAGGTAGAAACTATAGTTTTGAGTATAATAACTATGATACACCTGAACGAAAGAAGAAAAGAGCCATGCGTAATAAGGCTCGTAGGATGCTAACAAGAGCAGGTCTTGTAAAAAAGGGTGATGGCAAAGACGTAGATCATAGAGATATGAATGCTAAAAATAATAAGAGAGCTAATCTACGTGCTATTCCTGCATCAACTAACAGAAGAAGACAGCCTAAAGTAAAAGGCCCATATAAGAAACACAAATGAGTTGGAACAAAGAAAAAACTAAAACGGCACTAATGGCTTTGTTTGTTATTTGGTCTGCTTATTTTGTAGTAGAGTATTTATAATGACTACAGCAGAAAGTTTAGGATACTGGAATCTACCCAAACCTGAAAGAGAAGAACTAAAAGAGAGTAAGGCTTGGCTTCCTATACCTCGTATCTCTAGAACGACACCATTTGGTTATAAAGTAGATCCAGAAGATGATAATATACTGTTGCCTATATCTGAGGAGTTAGAAGCACTAGAGCAAGCAAAACTACATCTTAAACAATACAGTTATAGAGAAGTTGCGAACTGGTTAGCTAAAACAACGGATAGACCTATCTCTCATGTAGGTTTGCGTAAAAGGATACAGAATGAGCAGCAGCGTAAGAGAAAAGTTGCAATCAAGCGTACTTGGGCTGAACGGCTCAAAAAAGCGATTGAAGCAGCCGAGAAGATTGAAAAAGAAAGAGTCGGAGCAGCTATCATCTCCTAGTGTTGTTGAGACTCAAAACAATACGGAAACTGTTAGTGAACTTCAAGATCCTACTCAAGATAGAAAGGTAATATTTAGACCTAATGATGGTCCTCAAACAGATTTTCTTGCAGCGTCAGAAAGAGAAGTCCTCTACGGAGGATCTGCAGGTGGAGGAAAATCTTATGCAATGTTGGCAGACCCTCTTAGGTATATTACTCATCCTCAGTTTTCTGGTCTACTTATACGACATACAACAGAGGAATTAAGAGAACTTGTTTGGAAATCTCAGGAACTGTATCCTAAAGCGATACCAAACATTAAATGGTCTGAAAGAAAGATGCAATGGGTATCACCGCAAGGTGGTAGGCTCTGGTTTTCATACCTAGATAGAGATGACGATGTTTTACGCTATCAGGGTTTAGCTTTTAGTTGGATAGGCTTTGACGAACTTACACAATGGGCTACTCCGTTTGCGTGGAACTACCTAAGATCGAGACTACGTACACCTGCTTCTGACCTTCCGATTGCTATGAGGGCTACTACAAATCCTGGAGGTGCAGGACATCAGTGGGTTAAGAAAATGTTCATAGATCCTGCTCCTGCTAATCAATCGTTTTGGGCTACAGATATTGATAATGGGCAGGTTCTACGTTATCCTAACGGACATACCAAAGAAGGTGAACCGTTATTTAGACGTAAGTTTATTCCTGCAAGATTGTTTGACAATCCTTATCTTGCGGAATCTGGTGATTACGAAACGATGCTTTTATCGTTACCTGAACATCAGCGTAAGCAGTTGCTTGAAGGTAATTGGGATGTAGCAGAGGGTGCTGCTTTTCCTGAATGGAATACAGACATACATGTTATTGAACCATTCGATGTACCTAAGACTTGGAAAAAGTTTAGAGCTTGTGACTATGGATACGGAAGTTATAGTGGTGTTGTTTGGATTGCAATAAGTCCTAGTGAACAGCTAATAGTATACAGGGAACTATATACACAGAAAGTATTAGCTACGGATTTAGCTGATATGATACTAGAAGCTGAAGAAGATGATGGAACTATTTCTTATGGGGTGTTGGACAGTAGCCTTTGGCACAAACGTGGGGATACTGGTCCATCTCTGGCAGAACAGATGGTACAACGAGGTTGTCGCTTTAGACCGTCAGATCGCAG